TAAATGAGGAATATAGAGGTATGGGTTTATGTCAAAAGATAGTAAATGAATTTATTAAAAAGTTTGGTAAAAAATATATATTATATTTAACTGTGAGAACTGAATCAGGTAATGAAAATATCAGTGCTATAAAATGTTATGAAAAAAATGGCTTCATAATGTTACCAAGTGTTTATAGAGATCATTATGATGGTAAAAATAATGCTATGATAAGAGTACCTAATATTAAAAAAAATACCCGTAAGAAAAATAGGAAAACTAGAATAAAAAGAAAATAATTTTCTAATAAATTGATATAAAATATGCCTAAAAAGACAAAAGATAAAATTACCTCAACTATAAGAAAAAAACCTCGTAGAAGAATTAATAGAGGGAAAGCGGTTGTTTCTATGGCAAATAGAATTGGTAATGTTGGTAAAACATTTGGTACAAAAGCATATAATACAAGTATTCCTATGATAAGAGATACGGCTAAATCCATTGGTCAATCTGTTTCTAATATGATAGACGAACAAAGAGTTCCTAGAGTACCTAATAATGGAGCATGGGAAGATTTAAGAAAAGGTTTTTCCGAAGGATTAGTTAATGTAGGTATTCTTGATTATGGAGAAACTATACCGACACCTGTTTATTTTCAAAGTGTCAAGCGTTTTTTGGAAATGAATAAAGATATAATGATTAATAAAAATCATATTCAAAGGGTAAAGGGTTCATTTAAAAGTATGCATCCAGATAATATAACAGACTCTACTCCAGAAACGATGAAAGATATTTTTACAAATGGTATAACTAGAGATAATTTAGTATCTGCTTTTGAACTTGGATTTCAAAAAGTTATATTACCTGATTCTGATATGGATATAGAATCAGAATCAGGTGAGGGATTTCAAATGGCACGCGATAAAACAATGGAAAAACTTAAAAAAGCACAAATAGTAAATTTAGCAAGTGGGATAAAAAGATTACTTGGAACGAATGATCCGCTTGGTTATTATAAAGAACAAATTAAACAAAAATTTGAAAAATTAAATAGTCTTATAACCAATGATGATGAATTAAAAGTATTACAAGTACTTGTTAAAGAACATCCTGAATTAAAAGATTTAATGTTACCTTATGGAAGGCAAAAGAAAAAAACAAAGCGTAGAAAAAAGAAAAAGAAAAAGTCAAAGAAACATACTAAGAGAAGAAAGAAAAAGTAATTTAAAATTAAAAATAGTTTATTATTTAACTTCTAATGAGTGTATTAAAAAATTTTATGAATTTAATATTTACATTGGGTTTATTAACAAGTATATCATTTGGATCTTATCAATTTTGTAATTGGTATGGTTGTAATGGATGGTTATCATTTATGAGAACAGATTTAATATGTAATGCTTGTACTGATGCGAGTTATCATTTAAAAAATTATCAAACTTCTATTTATGGTAGTATGTTTACTCTTATAACTTATCAATTCACAACTTTGATTAATAAAGCTTCTTCACAAACCGATACTTATCTTTTTGAGGATTATAGTTTGGGTAAAAAATCCCCGAGAACACTCAAAGAAAAACATATTAAAATCGACGCATAATTTTAAAATTGATAATTATCTAAGATAATTTTAATTTATTTATTTAAGTATGAGTTCATTAATAACACTCTTATGTATTTTTGGTTTATCTGTATTTATGTATGCTTACATAAGTATGTATAATTTAAATAAAGATTATCCTTCAAAATGTAATATATTATATATACCTAGAAGTGAAGGTTCTAGTGGAGATTTATCTTCTACTATGGAAGTATTTGAACATGAAACACATGATAATAAATTTAGACATAGTAGATATGATAAAGCACCAAGAGGAATATCAGAGTTAGATGGTTTATTATCAAGTAATTCTAATATGTTATAATATGATAAAAAAATATAAGATAATATTATTATGAGATTAAGTTTATTATTGTTTATTATAGGAGTATTATTTGTTACAGCTGGATATGCTCAAAGTATGTCACCTGAATGTAAGATAGGTAGTGAAGTGAGAATAGTTCCAAGAAATGTTTATGATCAAATTATTGCTGATTCGACTTTGTAATAGGTTTGCCATCAGAATATAAATATTTTAACAAATACATAGATTATTTATTCAATTATCATTTCACTTACAGGGTTGTTTCACTTACAGGGTTGTTTCACTTACAGACTCTATAATATTCTGTTTCACCTGCAGTATTACTAATTCTAGTGATTTTACAAATATCGCCGATTGCTATCCTTAATCTTTTAGCAATCGCATCATTTCTACTAATAACTGGCAATTGATCTTTGCGACAATTACATTTATTACAGATAGTTTCTATTTCACTAGATTTTCTTACTACTTCATGTTTAGGTACTTTACTATGTCTTAAAATATCTATACTTAATGTATCTAAATGATATATATGAATATTTCTGAAATGTTGATTATTATATTTATCATCTCCTAATTTTTCATTTTCATTATGAATAACTTCACTTAATCCCGACTTTATAATTTGTTCTTGTCCAACATCATGTAAACTATTAATAGATTTTTCTAAATTTTCTGAAATAGGGTTTAATGTAATAATAATTAAACTATCTTCAGGGGCTATAATTTCATCTTTATATAAGTTTTCGATTTTATTCGCGCATTGTTTATTAATTTTTATTGGTGGTCTTCCTATTTCAGGGAAATTATAATATATTATATGTAATCTATGACTAGGTATCATTTTATGATATAATGTAATATTGCATCCAGAAGCTGCTCCAAAATCTATACCACTTTTTATATTCTGAGAATTTTTATATAATTTCTCTATTTCTGAATCAGAATAATCATGAATTACATCTACATTCCATTCATCTTTAAGATATTTTTTTAAGTTATATCTACTTTGAGTAATTTTATGAATTGTAGAATTGCTATCCATATATATTATTTAGTTATAATATATATTTTTAAATCAAATTTATATATTTAAAGTTTTTAGAATAATTATTATTAATATGGATAATATTAAAAAATATACAATTTTATCATTAATTGCAGGATGTGGATATTATATTTATTACAAAAATATAGTAATGAAAGATAATAAAAAAAAAATGGTTTTATTTAATAATTGGCCATTTCACGACGAAGTCTTGCGATATATTTGTATTAAATATGGTGATGAGATTAATTCATTTAATTATAGTGTTGAAAAAATATATCATTTTAATGAATGGAGGTTTAGAAGGAAGGAAAAACCTGTTGAATTAAAAATACATATGCCAAATGAGTGTGATATGAATATCATTTATAAAGATACACCTATAAGAGTAAAATTTAATATAGTATATGATGATAAAAATGTACCTTATAAATTAATGTCTCAAAGAGATTGTAGTTCAGATGAAGAAATAGTTACAAAGCTTGAACTGATATCAGATAGTAAAGAAATTTTAACCCAATTTGCCGATGAAGCCAAAGAATGGTGTAAAAATGAAAAAAACAAGGTTAAATCTTGTACAAAAGAAACAATGAATATTTATTATTATAAAAAGGATTATTGGACTTTATTATCTAAATCACCTAAAAGACCTTTATCAACTGTTTATTTGAAAGAAGATGCTTTAGATGGAATTATGAATAATGTTAAAAAGTTTTTTTCAGATGAAAGTAGAGATATTTATTTATCTTTTGGTATCCCCTATAAGAGTGTTCAACTAATTCACGGACCACCTGGAACAGGTAAAACAAGTCTTATAAAATCAATCGCTTCCCATTTAGATTGTGATTTATATATTTTACCGATTAGTAAAGATATGTTAGATACTAATCTAGTAGATGCTTTTTCATATATTAGTGATAGTGAAGATAAAGAAAGAATTATAGTAATTGAAGATATAGATACATTATTCGATGGTGAAAGAAAAGAAGGCGATGATCATAATGGTATTACATTACAAGCATTTTTGAATTGCTTAGATGGTTTTACTTGTGTAGAAGGAACTATGTTATTTTTAACAGCAAATAAACCTGAAGTATTAGATTTCGCTATGATAAGATCTTGTAGAATAGATAATAAGATAGAATTAGATTATGCTGATAAATATCAAACTAAAAAGATGTTTGAAACATTTTTACCAGAACAAAAAGATGAATTTAATTCTTTTTATAAAGAAGTTTCACATAAGAAATTTACAACAGCTATGTTGCAAGAATTTTTATTTTATAATCGTGAATGTGAAAATATTTTAGAATTATTAGATGAATTCATTAAAATTATAGATAAGAATGATCCTAAGAATTTTGAAGTTGTGAAAGAAGAAAATAAAAACTTTTATAGTTAAAATTTGATTTAGAATTATAAGATTTTTTTACCTTAAACAATATTAATAAGAAAATGTTTCATGATATGACTATTTCGAAACTCTGTCAGACAGAAGATAATATCTGTAGGGATAATATTTATGATCTTTATAAAGAAAATTCTTATTCTCAATATAAATATACTATACCTTTCATCTTATTTTGCGCTATCTTAACCCGTTTTGTAAAAGATTATCGTAGTCTAGGTATAATGAATATATTATCATTTCCCCTTATATGTATTATGATATATATCCATTCTGAACATTCTCATACAGAAATGTGTCAATTTCCTAGGTGGTGTCATGAAGGTATCAATAACACAATTATAGAAAATTCATACTTTTATAGAATGAATAAATGCCCAAAAGTTGGTTCTTGGTTGGTATATTATTATGAAGATATCATTGAATATGATTATAATCATTTTAGTCGAAATCATTGCGAAGAATCATTATATGGTTGTTGTAAAATAGATAATACTAGTTGTGACACATCTGTTAGAGAAGGTGATAGTTATTCATTTTATCAAATGCTCTTAGAAAGAAATACTAGATGGCATACATCAATAGAAAAGATAGATGAAAATGGTTCTAATTGTCCTACTATTGAAGAAATTATTGATAAAGTTTCTTCAAATGTTTATAAAATGAATCTTAAGTATGAAATTTTAGTATTAACAAGTATCATAATCTTTGTAAATATATATTTAATATATAAATTATCTTGTAAAAATAATAATTTAATTTTAAAAGGCAAAGGCGTTATAAGTATTAGTCAGAGTGATATTGAAAGAGGAGATAGTACTGATAGAGATGATGTTGAGGGTAATGGTTGGAGATTAACACAATCAGGTCAAGGTGAAGTAAAACGAGAACGTATAACAATGGTAGCTAGTGCTTAGACATATTAATACTTATATTTGAATTAAAAATATACTATTTAAATCTAAATCTTGAATAAAGAATAATTTTTTATCTTCTTCTATATTATTTTTTAAATTTTGTACACTTTCTTTTTGTAGTATTTCACACATCATCTCATCATTGTAGAACTGAACATCCATCTTATTGTTTTCTTGTGAACACTGAAATACCAAAATACCCTTATCTAATCCTGGATTATTATACATACCTTCATCATATATTTTACATAATTGTTCCATATTACTATGAATAAATTTCATAATATAATCTGGTGCTGAATCAACATTTTGAATACTCATTTAAATTATGTTTAAATTAAGAAAAGTTATTAATATTATATTTTTAACTTAATTCATTTAAAGATGCTTGTATAGCTAATTGAATATCTCTTTGTTCGTTACTTTCTTCTATATCGTTAATATAATTTGTAATTATATTAGAAATAGTATTCTCTAAATTATTTGGATTGTTTAGATTATCTTCTCGATTATCATTTTCGGTATTATCAACAGGTGGAGTCATAGATGTATGTATTGTAATTGATTCAAATATATCCATTGTTCTACCGCTGCCCGATAATATAGGTTCATTTGTCATGTTTTCTGTGGGGAATTCTGTTCTACACATCGGACAAGTATTTTTTCTCTTTAACCATTCTTTAATACCCGAACAACTTTCGCATCCACTATGAAAATAATGAGGATCATCTTTACAAGGTAATAAGATATATTTATCACCCTCTTTAAAATCATCCAAACAAATGCTACATTGTAAATTCTTTTTTAAAAATTCTTCATCTACTGCAAATTCGTCTAAATTATTTATAAATTCTTCACTACAACCACTATTTGTATGACTAATATTTTCTTCAATGTTTTCCAATTCTGCTCTAAAAATAATATTATTGTTTCTGATTAAAGAATTTAACATCTGTATGAAATTATGTGGGGGTTCACTAATATCTGGTTCATCTATGTCCATATCTACATCCATAACTATTTTATTATATTATTTAAAAAAATAACTATAAATAATATTGTAATATAAATATGAATAAGCAAATCATTAAAAATTATAATAAATTATCGAGTTGTAAACCTTCTTTATCATTTCATAAAATTCCATATCATTTACAATATGAATCTAGAGATTTTACTATAAAGTATGAAGACAAACCAACTGCTTTAAAAGAAATGAATCGTGAAAAATATATTAAAAGTTTTAATCCTTATTTACGTAGCAATGTTTCAGAAAATCTAGATCCAAAAATTGCAGATTTTTATAGAAAGATATATAGTAAACGTTAAAAGTGATCAGTAATTTAAACTTATTAATAAATATCCCATGAAACCTATTATTATACTCTTTATCCATCTAGATTTCATTTCAGTATAAATATCTGCCCATGCTTCAACTTGTTCTTGATTCGTTAAGGAATACAACATTAGTGGTCTTTTAGGATATATTTTATAAAATCCTAGTTTTACAATATAAATAATCGCTAAAAATTTACATAATCTATATTTATCTTTGGAACCCACATAATAAAAAATACCTAGAAGCAAACCTAATATCATCCCTGTAAAATAAATTGTAAATCTTTCTTTAACGATTCCTTCATAAATTCTTTTTTGCTCTTCATCTAATAAATTATAAAATTTATTAAATATATCTGTATTTCTCTTTTGTAATGACATAGATAAACTACCGATTAATAATGTAATACCTATAATACAACTTATATCTTTCATTATATAATATAATTATATATATAATATAATATGAGTGGAAGAAAATATATCGGTGAAATAGTTTTTAATCAAAATATAGATAAATATTCTAAATCTAAAAAAGAATCACTAAAACGCGAAATTTATGATAAAATAGTTAGTAATGAATATTTTATTAAAAATATAGAACTTGGTGGTGGACATTTTCTTAGTCATAAAAATAAAACTATTAAATTAAAAGGAAATAAAGCATTTGTCAGATTCAAAGAAACAGTTAGTCCTTTTAATGATACTTATAAGAAACGAAGTAAAGATAAATCTATGTTCATCTGGGCTCAAAAGAATTTTAAAAAATCCATGAATTTTAATAAGAAAATGTTTTTAGATGATTCATTCAAAGCTGTAAAGATTAGTGTTAAAAAAGATAATAAAACAAAAAATAAAACTAGGAAACGTAAAAAGACCATGAATGGTGGCGTAGAACCTATCCTTATGGGTGTAGGTGGTTTAACTGCTCTAGGGGCAGCTGGGGCATATGGATTAAAAAAATATAAAGAGCGGAAATCTAAAAAGCAGCTTCAAAGTCAACTTTTAGAGGATGTGAGTGATATAGGTTTTACTGTTGGTAATTCTGGTAATCCTAATAATTCTAGCGAAGACGAAGCAGAAGATTATTATCCATATGATCCATCAGAAGGTTCCAAACCACAAATTGAAAAACTTAAAATAAAATATCCTGGTGTGGAATATAAACTTTATCTTGATAAAAATCCTCCTGGTATTTATAGAGTTGATAAAGTTCATAAATATCCAGATACACCAAAAATGCCCCCCGTGACCCCACCCCACAACATTTCTTGGTTAGATAGATAAATGATTATATTTATTTTTCTAGATTTATCATTTCAGGGGGGAATTTAATCAATCTCATCTACACTAGGCATACTTACTCCTTCTCCATCTGAAGATGAAGAAAAAGATGAGGGCATACTCTCACCACCTCCTTCACTATAAACCTTCATCATAATTGGATTAATTTTACTATTGACTTCAGTCATTTTATTTTCATATTCATCTTTTGTATGATCCATGTCTAACCATAGTTCTGTTTCAGTTAATACGTCTTCTACTAATTTGAGGTCTGATTCTTCAATTTTACCTTTGATATTATCATTCTCAATAGTAGACTTTGTTTGATAAACAAGAGAATCTAATTTATTTTTACTTTCAATTGTTTCTTTATGAAGTCTATCTTCTTCGGCAAACTTTTCACCTTCTTGAACCATTCTCTCAATATCTTCCTGAGATAATCTACCCTTATCATTCTTAATTGTAATATTTTGAACATTTCCCGAACCCTTATCCTTAGCTTCGATATTCATAATACCATTCGCATCAACATCAAAAGATACTTCAATTTGAGGAATACCTCTTCTGGCAGGTGGAATACCTTCTAATTTAAAATTACCTAATTCATTATTATCCTTTGTCATTGCCCTTTCTCCTTCAAATACTTGAATCATTACAGAATCTTGATTATCTTCATAAGTACTAAATGTTTGAGATTTCTTAGCAGGAATCGTTGTATTTCTTTCAATTAGTTTTGTCATGACTCCTCCAGCAGTTTCAATACCAAGTGATAAGGGAGCAACATCTAATAGTAATATCTGATCAGCTGAATCATTACCCGATGTTCCACCTGATAGAATTGCCGCTTGAACAGCAGCACCATAAGCAACTGCTTCATCGGGATTAATTCCCTTATTTAATTCTTTACCATTGAAGAATTGACTTAATAGCTCTTGAATCTTAGGAATACGAGTAGAACCACCAACAAGTACAACTTCATGAACATTGGATTTTGAAATACCAGCATCTTGAAGAACTCTTGTTACAGGATTAATACATTTCTGAAATAAATTCATACATAAACTTTCAAACCTCGCTTTGCTGATACTCGTAAAAAAATCAATACCTTCATATAGTGATTCTAACTCCACAGATGCAGAAGCCGAACTAGAAAGAGTACGCTTTGCTCTTTCACAAGCCGTCTTTAGACGTCTTAACGCCCGTTTATTTTCACTAATATCAACCTTATGCTTCCTTTTAAATTCATCAATGAAATATTTCATAAGAATATTATCAAAATCTTCACCACCTAAATGAGTATCACCTGCAGTAGCTTTTACCTCAAAAATACCATCATCAATTGAAAGTAATGATACATCAAAAGTTCCACCACCTAAATCAAAAATTAATACATTCTTTTCCCCTTCTTTCTTATCTAAACCATAAGCAATCGCAGCTGCTGTTGGTTCATTAATAATACGAAGAACATTTAGACCCGCTATCATACCAGCATCTTTTGTCGCTTGACGCTGAGAATCATTAAAATATGCTGGAACTGTAATTACAGCATCTGTAACATTTTCACCGATATATGCTTCAGCAACTTCTTTCATTTTAGTTAAAACCATTGATGAAATTTCTTCCGGTTGAAAGGTTTTTAATTCATCCTTATAAGTTGCTTGAATCTTAGGTTTATTATCATCAGATACTACCTTAAAAGGAAAATTTTTAATATCATTTTGAACTGCTGGATCATCAAACTTACGACCAATTAATCGTTTCGCATCAAAGATTGTATTTTCGGGATTCATAGAAGCCTGATTTTTAGCACCATCTCCGATTAAACGTTCTTCTTCATTGAATGATACATATGAAGGCGTTGTACGATTACCTTGGTCATTCGCTATAATTTCACAACGATTATCTTTCCACCATCCTACACAAGAATAAGTAGTCCCTAAATCAATTCCAATTGCTACCATTTGTTATATTTAATAACTATTAATAATCTTTTAAATGTATTTTTTAATCTAATATATGAACAGCATTAACAACTTAACTTCTCATTATATTTCTCATCGCATTTAATATGTGCCCTGTAATATCTAAACGAGCTGTTTTATTTTTAAAATAGAATAAACCATCTTTATATCTCTTATTCAATAAATAATACAAATAAACTATAGTATCATGAAATTGAGTATTAAAACCCATTAAACATGATAATAATTCAATAGTAACCGCTAAATAGTTTGTTTCTAAATCTTCAAGGGAGAATTTTTCTAAATAATCTTTAACCCTCGCCATTAATACACTAATATAATCATTTAATTCAATGTGTGAAAATGTTTTATGGGTATATAATGAATATAAGAATTTACTCTGCCAATTTAATTCAAATATATCATCTAACGATAATGGAGAATTAATACTTAATCTTTTTATAATCTTTTTATATTCTATCCTTATCTGTTCTTTTCTTAAACAACATTCATTTAATGCGATTAATACTTCACATAATTCAAACCTTGTTTCTAACTTATCTAAATTATCATATAGTTTATTACAAATTATATCTAGTAATGAACTACCACCACCTGTGCGTCGTCTACTTCTAGTATATATTTTTCTTCCCTTTTTATGTGGAATCTTTGTATTATATTTCCGACAGGTATTATATTTCCGACGGGTATTATGTTTCCGACGGGTATTATGTTTCCGACGGGTAACCCTCCACACCCTTCGGGTCCTTCCCCCTGTTTTAACTACCCCTCCCTCTAATAATTTTTGTGCTAAGATATAAAAACTACTAGCTTGTCTTATTGAATCAAAATTAGTTTCAATAATTTTTCTGTAGTGTTCTAAATCCTTTATACATTTATTTATCAATTTAGCAGGTAATAAATTCATAAACTTTAAAATATCATGAATCGTGGAGATATTTCGAACATATTGATTATCATCAAATATTACTCTTGTTCTATCGTATTCATATGGTATCCCCACTACCCTGTTATATCCATATTTCTGTTCAACAAATAACAAAAAATATTTGATGATATAATTAAAGTATTGTTTTAATACATTAATAATTTTTTCTCCGAATTTTTTCACCCTGTATGCGAAGAAACTATATTTTCCCGTTATATGTGCTTTCGATATTATATCAGATTTAATTTCTTCCCATTTTTTATTAGGAAATACATCGGGTAAATATGTTGCTTTATTTCCTTTATCATCAACAGCTATAATACCATATGTTTTATTTGTAAATGATTCCCCATTTATCATCTTCCCTGTTTCAGAATCAATTTTAATTACAGGTTTCATCATGAAACTTACATCATAAGTCGCATATGCATCTAAGAATATTTGACCATAATGTTCTTTCCTAGAATCTTTCCATGTACTTTGTTTCGAAAGTGATAATACCTTTTCTAATAATACTTCCTTATGTAGTACCTGATAGTGTTCATCCCAGTATCCTATACAACCATGTATATCTTCAGGCCATTCCTTTAATCGCTGTTTTTCAGACCTTTTTACAGTGACAAATACCCCGAAAGACTGAAGAGGTATTTCAGTTTTGCATTGTATCTTTTGTTCTTCAAATATCGCTAAATTTAATCCACTACAAACAGCTATATCTGCTATACCTGGCATTATTAATATTGTTATTATATATAATAAATAGTATATAATTGTTTATATTTGTTTCATAAGTCTTGACCACTCTGATGGATCAGTTTTATCAGGTGGCGCATTTAAGTATTCCCAATCAAATACACCTGAAAAGTCAGGATATTTATCTTTTATCTTTTTTATCTCATCTAATGCGTTAGGAAAAGAGGATTCATCAAATTGCCCAGATTCCATACCCATTACAATCTTTTCAGGTGGATAACCATTTTTTATGATAGATTCATAAGTTTCAAATGTATATGAATTATAACATTGTGTATTAAACCAATGTAAGTGATCACCTTCTTTAGAATTATATAATTCTTTGTAATTAAAACCAGCAAACGATGAACCATCTGTAGATAAAGTAGATGCTACAGGTGCCATAGTAATAATGAAATCATTATCATCTGAAAAATCCTTTACTAAACGATTGATTAACATTTTAATGTTTTCTATACTTGTAGTCTCCTCAACATCTAAATCAATTCCTTTTATCCACGACTTTTCAGTGATTAGCCTTTTTAAAAGTGGATAATATGTATCAAAATCACTAAATAATTCCTTGTAAGCAAAGCCAGCCCCACCCATCATTAACATAATAGTACAACCTTGAACTGATAATTTTTCAGTTTCTAACCACAAATCATTAAAAAGAGGATCATATGGAATATTATCATTTAAGAAAATATTTTTCTGACCCGATTTATCTTTCCCAAAATGTATAGATGAAACAATAATCACATCTATATCTTGAACATGACTCATTAAATCATGTAACCCTACAAATGTTTGATAATAATAAATAGTTTTCATTTATAAAACAATAAAGATATTTATTTAAATAGTAAATTTGATTTCTAGAAATATTATTTAAATACACAAAAAATATTGATAATAAATAATGATTCAGAAAATTAGACCCTTAACAAGTATTGGAAGGATTAATCATATGAGATACAAGACTCTTCCAACTAGATGTGGGAGAGATAAATGTCATTGTTTGATGAGATTAGACTTAAAAGATAAAAACAATAAAAAATTTTATAATGATTGCTATGATGGATGGTATAAATATTATATGAGAAACTTATTAGAATTAGATTAGAATAATTATTCAATTTGTGACCGCCAGTGGTCAAGGGAATTATGTAGACTTTCTAAGATAATTCTTTCTTCTTCAGTTGGTTTGTAATAAACACCTTGGCTACAGGCTCCATACTCGGATGAATATTTTTCACCAATTAGGCCATTAAATGAATGAATTAGCATTAAGATAGTGAATGCATCATCTGTATCATTCGCTGAAAAGTCTGTCCACCGATGTATTTTATTAGTTAAGAGATGTTCTCTTATTTTTTGTTTTGTGGGATTTTCAACCAGAGAAATAGCTTCTTCAAATTCATGATAGATGCTATCTACAGAAGATTCCTTTGGACAAAGAAAGACAAACCCTTGTTCCTTTGTCATGTTAAAACATAATTTGTCTGGTTTATCTTGTGTATTGACTACTTCAAGTTCACGATACTCAGGATAAAATGTATTAACAAAATTATTCCTTATCCTGATTTGATACAAGAATGAAATCATGTCGGCGAGATATGTATGATACCTAGCTCCCTTACAACATTCTCTAATCTTAATCATTTGTTCTTGTTCAATGCAGTTTGCTGTAAGGAATAACATAAAAGCATCATCAATCTCATCTTTAGGAGATGCATTTAGACTAGGAGTATTTAAGCATCTCTGAAGGCTAGGTGGTTCTAGAAGGTTTCTAATCATTGTACCATCTTCTTGAATAAACCAAGAATATTTTCTCCAACTTCGGGGGATAGTGGTGACAAAGATTGGTTTAGAACGAAATATATCTCTATGAAGATTAAATAGTTGAATATAGTTCTCAATAACGTTACCATTCAACTCAAGATTTTTCTCGTATCGAAAGTTGGAAGCAGGTTTTCCTTCTTCCGAAGTCTTTATTTCGCCTCCGATACATAAGGTAACACCACTAATTAGCATACCTGAAATTTCTTCAAGAAATTTACTAGGTTCACTAATTGGAGAAGCCATAATCTCAACGATACTCTTTGGAGAATTCTTGCCCATAGTCAGCCAAGTGTATTGTGGTTCCATCTTTATTGTGATTAATTTTAGTGATTAAAAAAAAATTAATTTATGAAATCAAATTTTACTATTTGTGAATATCTTTATTATTCGCTTTTAGAGGTTGTTGTTTCTGTTGTTTCTTTTTCATTTAATATTTCCAATATTTCTTTTATTATCTTTTCTTTTTTCTTTAGATAATCTTCTTTTAGAATTTCTATATTTGAAATTGTCATTTTATCTATTTTTATATAACCTAATGTATTCGATTTTATAAATTCATCCATAATACTATTATATTTTAAATAATAGTAATAAATAAATCAAATTTAATTTAAGTTTCATTAAAAAAATATAATATTTATATATATCAAATGACTACTATGGAAAAACAAAAAAGATGCTTATATTTAGATAGCGGATTTCAATCAGCATCTGATATGTTAAGAGAATGTTCAGGAGATCCATCATCTCCATATGATTATGGATGTGGTAATAATCCTGAAAATATATTTACTCAAGGAGAAAAAGAAACTGCTAGAATGAATGATATTTCAATACAAAGAGGTTTTTCTTATTATAATATTGATAATCATAATAAGAATAGTTTTATAAAACATAAATCAGATAATATTAATTCTTCAAAGAATCATAATATTATAGAAACTTTGGGTTATGAAGGATTTAAAAATAAAGATATATTTATTACAGATAATGGTTTAGGTGAATCTTCTATTCCAAAGGGACAATGTCCCGAAGGATATAGTAGAGATTTAAGTTCAGGGGAATGTGTTCAGAAATGTATAAGTTGTGTATACAGGGATAATATGAAAAGCAGAGAATTCAATGAGGCTGACCCTTGTTTTCCAAATGGTGTTTATAATGGTATTACAAATGAAGGTTTTATTAAATGTACTTGTGGTAGAGATAATAAATATTGTTCTGATAACTTTATTAATAATACCTTTACCGCAGATGGAATGATGGTTAGTGGAAAAAAAATAATAATGAATACTGGTATAACTAATTATATTGATGAACTATTTAATTTTGATTACTTATAAATTACTCTAATCGAATCCTAGACACTCACTGATTTCATCCATTTGTTCATCATCTTCAGATTTAATCTGATTAATACGCTCCATGACTACTTCATTAAAACGCTCAATATAAAGTGACTTGTCTTTGAATGGCTTAGCATCTCTTTTGAATGAAAGAGTTAACTTGATATAATGTTCAAATTCGTCATCTGAAGAAGGCGGCCATCCTAGAAATGATGTATTTTTTTCTTCACCCATCTTGATAATATTCTTGCTTTTACCATCTTCATCTGGTTCGACATCTAGCGTGTCTACGCGAATACGCGCTGTCTTTGCCGTTTCTACATCATCTTTATCTATTTGCACTTTTTTATCTTGATAGATGATATCATTTTGAAGGCGCTTGAGTCCAGAACCTTTCTTTCCGATAAGTTTACCTAGTAGGCGTTCAGAATAATCGGTTATGAAGTACTCGGTCTTGAGAGAATCATGAAGACGCTTCTTCATCATGAAATCAATGCTCTTGTCTAGCGACTTCTGAGCTAGTTTTTGCATAGTCTCTGAATCAGAAACAATCTCCACTTGGATACCATCATCATGTTCTTTAAGAATAATTCTCAACTTGGGCTTTTCTTCATCAACACGCTTTTCAGAACCTTGAAGTCTTTCATACATTGTCCACGCTCCAGAGATGACTCTCTTTAGACCGGATGCCCCCTTCCCGATGATAAGGCCAATTTCATTGGAAGAAACCGAATGACCATTGCGCCCATTGAGTTCGTAAGTGAGAGATGCCATTATGCTTTTGAGTATATATAAATCAGTAAAATATATATATGTATTTGTTTGTTTCTTAATTAAAAAGATAATTAAAAAGAAATCAAATTTTTAATGAATTATTTATTGTATGAACAATTATATGTTCATTATCTATTTTATGAACAATTATTAAGTTTAAATCCTAAAAATTTATTTAAAGATAAAAATATAAGAGTAATTGTAGAAGAATAAGAACATTAATGTTCTTGTTTATAAAATAATATTCATAATGATATTTTCAGATAAACGTCCTGGTATCTTAAATGTCCTGGTAGCTCAGTTGGTTAGAGCGCGAGTCTTATGAGCTCGAAGTCGTGGGTTCGAGTCCCTCTCAGGATATTATGTGATAATATTATCACGTATGCCCGTCTAGCTCAGTAGGTAGAGCGCAAGACTTTTAATCTTGTGGTCGTGGGTTCGAGTCCCACGGTGGGCAGAGACTTGTCGGTCTATAAATGACATTCCTCTATAGCTCACATTTCATAGTGGCAGAGCGCTCGGCTGTTAACCGATAGGTCGCTTGGCTGGTACCAGGAGCCCAGCTGGAGGAGAAGGTGTAGTTACCTTAACAAACTCGGTAAGGAAAAGTATCTTATCGTCATAGTATATATATGGTCCGGAGAATATCGGTTATCTTTAATAAAATACTTATCCGATATTCAATCATTTGACCATATATATTTGCTAGGGTTCCCGAGTCTGGTCAAAGGGGATAGACTTAAGATCTGTTGCGTCACGCTTCGAGGGTTCAAATCCCTCCTCTAGCATAAGTCTTCATGAATATACCATTTATGAGGCAATAAGCCCTATTGGCGCAACTGGATAGCGCGTCAGACTTCTAATCTGAAGGTTGTGGGTTCGAGTCCCACATAGGGTAAAATTACCTCCAGTAAAATTACTGGATTTTATAGGTAGCGTTCCCGAGCGGTCAAAGGGGAGCGACTCAAGATCGCTTGCATATGCTTCGTGGGTTCGAATCCCACCGCTACCATTATAATTATTTAATATTCACTAGCTTAAATGGTAAAGCGATTAATCCAATAGGTTAATAGTTCTCCAGTTCGAATCTGGTGGTGAATAATTTAAGGTGAATATAATATTTTTATTTTTTAAATATTGAATCTTCAAATATTTTTAATTCCGGATTATAAATATTTATACTACTTTTTAAATCATCTAAATTTTGAAAGATAAATTTTACATTTAATTCTTTTTCAAGATCTTCAATAGATTTATTATATAATAATAAATCTTTTTTATCAGGTATATCAATACCATATATATTCTTGTTTATTATAGGTGGAGAACATGATACGACATAAATTTTACCTACATTATTTTCTTTTAAAAGATTAATAATATGTTTAATAGTATTTCCTCTTACTATTGAATCATCAACTATTAAAATATCTTTATTTTCTACAAGATGTTTTACTATATTTAATTTACGTTTTATATTCTTTTGTCTTTTATCTTGTGTATTCATTATAAAAGTTCTATTAATATATCTATTTTTAGTGATTGCTTCATAATAAGGAATATTTAATACATTCGAAATTGATAATGCTACTGGTTTACTTGTATCTGGTATTGGTATTATTGAATCTATATTTTTTATATCTTCACCTAATTTATCTATGATTTTATTCGCTAAGAATTCTCCCATTTTTAATCGTGCTTCATATACATTTACATTGTATAATATTGATTCTTCTCTTGCTAAATAAACCCATTCAAATAAACAAGGTTTGTTTATATACTCGCCTGGTAGAGGTAAAATATTTAATTTTATACCATCATAATATAATAAATCTTTACCATAGATATCAGATATAATTTCATATCCTAAACTTGTTAATGATACAGATTCGGATGATATCATATAATTATCTTCTCTGGCATCATTGCATTTGCCACTATTGCATTTGCCATAAACAAGAGGTCTAATACTATTTTTATCTTTAAAACATATTAAACTATTATTATTAATAATACATAAACAATTATAAGAACCTTCTAATAAATTTTGTATTTCAGATACGATATTTATTAAATTATCATTATTTAGAATTTCATATTGATTTAGATAGTATGATAATAAATATAATAAATAAATACTATCTGATGTAATATTTTTATCTATTTTAATATCTTTATCTTTAAAAAAAGATAATAATTTATCTGTGATAATAATTTGACCATTATGAACAATAGAAATATTATAATATTTGTTTTTTAGAGTAAAAGGTTGACATTCATTTATGGTGATATCACCAGATGTAGGATATCTGACATGGCCAATGCCTAATTTGAAATTAGGTGTCTCTTGAATATTTATATTAGATAACATTTTATTGTATTTAATAGTTTGAATTTTATTCATATGATCTAGATAAGATATACCAAAAGAATCTTGTCCTCTATGTTGTAAATGATATAATCCTTCATATAAATCATAAAAATTTTCTTTATTTGATATAATACCAATGATACCGCACATAGTTTAATTAATTAAACTATACATATCTTTAAACTTAAACTAAATAAATATTTTCTATGTATTTTGAATATATATTTTTTATATATTAGTTATATATTTAATATGAACTCAAGTATTCCTATCCGTGTGATTATTTTTTATATTATGTTAATCATAATATGTTCAATAACTATAAATGAATTTAATTTAAATGAGGAAGCCGAAGATAAATGGTTATTATTGGGGACTTGGTTGATGTTTTTTTTAACTTGTGGTTCTATGTATACTTTTAAAGATGATTCAGAAAATAAAAATAAAATACAATTATTCTTTTTAGGATTATTTACGGTTTCAGCTATTGGTTATACAATATTTCAGTGGGAGGTATTAAGCGAGGAAGGTAAAAGTGATTGTGGTTATTTGATACCTCACACTAATAATTTTAATAGTTCAGATTATTATTTATATAGAGTAATTTATTTAATAACATTAATTGTGTTGGTTTCTATATTACAATTTAAGATAGATGAAAAGGATTTTTATATTCCTAAATCTTTAGAAAATTATATACATCTATTTTTATTCTCAATCCCTTTTATTCTCCCAATGATGACTGAATTTTTCACATATATTACAAATTTATTACCGGGTCCAAAAATAAACCCCGAATCATTATTATCTAATTTTGTTACTGGAGATTCAAAGAAAGAAGAAGGAGTAATTTTAAGATCAATTATGCCTATCTTGTTTTATACTATATTAATGTTCCTTGCTATTTTAAGTAGTAAAGGATATTTTGGAAATGATAGAGGAGAAATTGCTATATATATT